GTGAGGGCTATGTGATTTTTGATAGCGGCAAGCAAAAGTTGCGTGTTGAAAATTATTAGATTATCTCATTGATAGGCGGTAAATAAAGGACCCTGTAAATAATTCTGTGTATTTGCCTTTCATTAAATGTGGCCGTCCAGGCGGTCACCGAACTCAATAATAAAACGACTCATCGCTTGTTTCCAGTTTTGGATCGGCATGCTCCATTTTTTTGAAGCTGATTCAATCGCCAAATAGATAACT